TTAACCTATAAAATAAAATGAATATGGAATTGAATATTGAGAAAGCGAAAGCATTGTTTCCGGATGCGATTAAATTGCAGCTTCGTATTAATGGACCGGCTACTGTTGTGGATATACGCCGTTTGTTGCCTAATAGTGTCGTCATGTTATCCTGCAAGATTGGCAAGAACTACGCGAATGTCATTTACAGCGAAGGAGCTGCGAAACGTATGTTCCCGGATGTTTCCAAACTGTCCGGAGAAGTGAGCATTGATAAACATCGTATTGCCTATATCTATAGGGATGGCAAGAGAAAAGGTGTCAAACTTTTGCTGAATTTCCTTCCGAAGTCAGATAGGCGGCTTATTGATATTCTGGAGATGTCATTCGGGGATAAGATGGTGCAAGTGAGCGAGTATGCTGAGTGCGATATGGGTTGCATCTTCTTTGAGAATACAGAATCGGAGGATGTGGAAAGGGTCTTGTTGGCCTATTGAATGAGTAATGGAAAATGCAAATGATATAAATCGGAGAGGACATCTTTAACCTGGAGCTGATTGGGTATTCTACTAAGCAAAAATTTCCACCCCCATGTACATCACACCATTATTTTTGAATATTATGGAAAATGAATCATTTGAAAGGGCCAAAGCCATTAAGGAAGAGATTGAAAAGTGTAATTCTCTTCTTGAGTCAATTCTAAAAAGCAGCAGGGAATGCTGTGTGTATCGCGATGCCGATAGGGGTACTCGTGATCTTGTTGTTATCCCCCTTCCCAAGTATTGTACCCAGTACATTATTGATGGACTTTACGTGAGAAAGTGCCGGATGGAGCAGGAATTTAAAGAGTTATAACAATCTAATAATAAGAATCATGGTAACCAAAACAACATTCAAAAAGAAATTTCCGGACGTTAAGGTGCAGAAACTGCAAACCAGCGTTGTCTTCAGCAGGCAGCAGGTAGAAGAAACCGTATTGAAGATGTGCGATTCTCTCGGTGTCGGACTGCTTTATTACAATTATGCAAACAGATGGATAACCGTTTATACCTCCGAGAAAATGAAAAAGGCACTGGACTCAATGAAACCGGGTTCTGAGGTATTTCACGAACATTATGGTGTTTATGGCAAGGTGATGAGCGATAAGCCATTTGTCATTTGTGGAGAATTGTGTATCAGGGTTGACTTTGGGGGAATGCCTGACAGTGGAGCATATAGCTGTGTATGTTTTGTAATGTAATCGAATAAATATGAATATAGAACAATGGATTGGGGAGGGATTAGCTGTGCGCTTGTTTGTGCAATACCTATAGTGGCCATTATCTGCGATACTGTAAAAAAAGTATTTGAGATGAAATATAAAAAAGGAGATGAAAACTAAGTTGATAAAGAAGCATAATCCGCAATCTTTTTTGAAACAAGCCTTAAAGAGATTGCAGGCTATTGGTTTCGGTTTTAAAACAAATCAGTAATGAATAAAAAAGAAATATCAATGAAGAAAGGTCAGAAGGTGCGCATCCTGCGTACCAATCAGGTAGCGACAATCGTCGAAGTGGAATTGATTCGTAAAGGTGGTAAGGTACACCGCTACTGCCATCTGAAGACAGATGAAAAGTCATATTTGTGGTTGGATGCCTCAGAACTGGGGAGTGTGGTGGAGGAAGTGAAGGTCTCGGTAGTTGATGACCGGAACCGGGAGCTGCACTTGGCTATATGCCATGACTACTCCAAGGATAAGATAACACTACATCTTACCGGCAAGAATCCGGATAATCTGAAGGAAGCTTCCGGACTATATGCGAGACTGATGAACTTGTTCATTGGGAGCCTGAAGGAAACGCGGGAACTGTAGGAGCGGATAACGTCCTTGATAACTCTCCTATAAAACAATTCCTTTGTACCGAATTAAATCATCCGCAATATGATTAAAGCTGCCGATATCTATAATGCTACCCATGATGGGTTAGACATTATTTTGTACTATTACCCTCAGGCAGAGGGGTGCATAGACAATAAGAAGAAATTCAAGCGTCGTCCCGATGAGGATGACGCCTCTGCCTGCCTCAAGAAATATGATGACTGCTACAAGGTCACTGATTTCGGGGATTCTGGCACGGCCATGAGTCCGATTGACATCTGCATGAACGAGGAGAATGTCCGTTTCCCGGAAGCGGTTGCCTTGCTTGCTTCCAGGTATAACGTGACCGATGAACTCAAACGTTCTGTCAACAAACCGGATATTCGTAAACGTCCGGCCACGGCTGATGAAGCCGAAGGTGCCAGGTTCTTCGAGCTTGAAGAGAAGTTTACTGATGTACAGTTGCAGGTTCTCGGTCCTCGGGTCAGGCAGGAGCACGTCGATGCGCTTCACTGGTATGTGGCCAAATCCATATCCTATGTCCGCAACCGTGAAGTCACCACTAAATATACTACGCCTACTTATCCTATCTTCATGCGTGAATGTGCTGTTACGAAGAAAGACGGCAGCACTGATAAGTTCTATAAGGTATATGAGCCTCTGAATCCGGATAAGCAGTGGCGCTTCAGCTATACGCCCGATGGGGTGAAACCCAAACAGTACATCAACGGTTTTGCCGAGCTGCAGAAGGCTTACCGGGATTACAATGCCCAGGAAGAGAAACTGTTTTTCAATGATCCGAAAAATAAGGATGCCCAATACAAGGAACAGAAGCTGAAGGAGGCCTTTATCTGTTCCGGAGAGCGTGACGCCCTTTGCATCCGCGCCCTCGGTTGTCATCCGCTATGGTTCAATAGTGAGACCTACAAAGTCACTCCTGAAGAGATTAAGGAAATCTATAAATATGTGGAGCGTATCTACAATATTCCGGACATCGACGACACGGGCGTTCGCAAAGGGACGGAACTGGCCCTGCGTTTCCTCGACATATATACGATATGGCTTCCCGGATGGTTGCGGGGCTATCGCGATCAACGGGGCAAGCCACGCAAGGATTTTCGTGACTTTGTGGATTTGCGCCCGAAGCAGGAGGATTTCCGCAACTTGCAGACATTGGCCATGCCTGCTCGGTTCTGGGTGGATAGCTGGAGTGAGCGGAGCCGGAAAACAATTTATGAAGTGAACTCCGCTTACTTGCATTATTTCCTCACGTTGAATGGATTCTATACATTGAAGGACGACAACTCCAAGGATGCGAGGTATATACACCGTAACGGTTGTATAGTCAGTGAAATCAAGGCAAAGGATATTGTGGCGTTTCTCAAGCGGTTTACCATCGAGCGTTATCTTCCGGTAGATATTCGTAACCTGATTCTGAACTCTCCACGTACCGGAGAATCATCCTTGGCGCAGCTTGATGAAATCAACCTGGATTTCCGGAGCTATACACCCAAGGAGCAGTATATGTTTTTCAGAGGTGAGACCTGGGAAGTGAGTAAAGACGGTATTAAGTCGCTACATGGGCAGATACCTGACAACCGCAGCGCCTGGGAGTCGAATGTGATACCTCATAAGGTGAGCATTCTTCCACCCATGTTCGAATGGTCGCACAGAAAGGACCCGGAGGATAGGGATGTGTTTGATATTACTGTCAAGGAGCATAAGAGCTGTTTCTTCAATTATCTGATAAATACCAGCCGTCTGTATTGGCGTAATGAATTGGAGTATGCCTGGAAGGACAAAGGGGTAGACGAAGCTGACAAGTACCGGGCAGAGCATAAGTTTGACATTGCCGGGCCGCTGCTTTCCCGGGATGAGATACGAGAGCAGAAGCAGAACCTGCTCAATAAGATGTTTGCCATCGGTTATAATATGCACCGCTACAAGTCGCCTTCACGCGCGTGGGCACTTTATGCGATGGATAACAAGATAGGTGAGGATGATGAGTGCAACGGGCGTAGCGGCAAGAGCTTTCTGTTCAAGACATTTCGGTTCTTCATGCGGACGGTCAATCTCTCCGGACGTAATCCCCGCCTTCTTGATAATCCCCACGTGTTTGACCAGGTAGATGTACATACTGATTTTGTTTTGGTGGATGACTGTGACCGTTATCTGCCGATGAGCCAGTTCTATGACAATATCACTTCCGGTATGACAGTCAACCCCAAGAACAACAAATCATTCTTTATAGAATTTGAAGAATCCCCCAAGTTTGGTTTTACCACCAACTATGTGCCGCGTGAATTCGACCCTTCTACCTCGGCACGTATGCTGTACATGGTATTTTCGGACTATTACCATCAGAAGACCGAAGAAAACGACTACCTCGAGAGCCGGACCATTCGTGATGACTTTGACCGCAACCTGATGACGAATACCGATTACAGCGAGGAGGATTGGAACTGGGACTTGAATTTCTTCGCCCAGTGTCTTCAGTTCTATCTGGCCATGGTGGACCGTAATGTCAAGATACAGCCTCCGATGGATAATATTCTCAAGCGCAAGCGGAAGGCTGACATGGGGTCTGACTTCGAGGATTGGGCTTACTGCTATTTTTCCGAGGATGGTGAGAATCTGAACACGCCTCTTGTACGTGAACAGGTCTATGACGATTTTATTGTCGCATCCAAGTCGAAAAAGGATTTCTGGAAGATGCAGCGCTTTACCAAGGCTTTGCGCAGCTTTTCCGAACTATGCCCGTATATTGCCGAGATGAATCCCGCAGACTTGTTGAACAAGTCGGGGCGGTATCTTCAGAAGGTGGACGGCAAGACCAAGGAGATGATTTATATGCGTTCAAGACAGACGAATGGAGAACCGGCGGCATTCGTTCCTCAGGTAGAAAGTGATGATGGAAACGCTCCGTTCTGATTACATTAAGCATTATGACCGGTTTCTGCCGGAGATGCTGCAAACGGAGCAGTCGGCTGCCTATATCCGTCAAGTTTATGACTATCTGGAGCTGATGAAGCCGGGCACCATCCTGAAACTTCAGGCAGACAAGGAGGAGCTCCCTTGGATGCTTGTGGCCGTTGGCGCATTTCTTCCTGCACAAGACCATTGGATGGACTTTGAGTTGAACGACGATTATACCAGGCTGCGACGGAAGCCGCTACCGCCTAATTTCCGCGAGGTCATGAAGAACCGACATCCGGTATAGGAGTCACACAGTGAAGCCGTGGGCACAATTGTCCGCGGCTTTTACTATTCAATAGGACGCCGGGCATACCTTTGCCTTTGGGTTTCCCACTCCCTTTCCCTATTTTCTACCAAATTATTGTAACTCTGTAACCGATGTTTGAAAAAGAAGATAAATCATTTATAAACAATAAGTAACAAAGGTTACATCTTAGGTAACAAACATTGGTTACAAAAAATAAGGGTTTGTTACTTTAGTCGTATGAGTGGGATATCGGAGTCAATGTCACAAATTTGATTATTGGTAACAAATGGGTATTGTGAGCTTTGTTACAATCTTTTTGTTTGATAATCAGTGAAATATACTCGAATGGTTACACGTTACAAAGTTGCATAATTTTCTAAGCAAAATACTCAGAACACTGTATGGAGCAGAAGATATAAGAGCATGTGGAGTTAGCAAATGTAATTATATTTTGTATTTTGACTGTTTTGGCGCTGATTTTGGATAAAGTGTCTGTATTTATGTGTATATTTGTCTGCATATAAATGATTTACCCTATGAGACCTAATGTGATAATAGAGTTGAAGCCTTATCTCCATGACTATTTGTATCATGAATTCGGATGCAGGCCTACTGATGAAGGTGTGAATGTGACTGCTGCCAATGATATTGGCAAGTTCATTCAGGCCATGGTCACTGTTACGGACAGACCGCCCAAGCAGGCTATCAAGGAGCATCCGATAACGTTGTATCTTCCTATTCAGGAGTGGAACCATTTTATTCTGCAGGAGAACTTCATCTATATACCGGAATGGAAACAGCGTATGCTCCAGAGCTATATCGAAGCCTCTTTCCGCATACGTGTTCGGGAATACTTTGTTGCTGGCTATGAGAAGGGGTATAAGCAGGACCGGATTATCCGGGCGTTCCTGATGGCATACAATATCAAGAACAATGCCATCAATTACGATGCTGTCAAGAAGTTCGACTACCGTAATAGGCAGCGGATGGTCAAGGAGGTGAATAGGGATATTCAATTGTCGCTGTTCCCTTGACATTTTTTAGCAGATTAATTATTAAGTAAAAAGCAGATTTTCAGATAAATAACTCTTAAAATATAAGTGAGAAATGAATATCGGTGACAAACGTGCCCAAATATGTGCCATGGGATTTATTCCGGTTGCGGCCTCGGTGGTCAAAAATATGCCGGGTGTGGAAACGATTCAGGTTTCAGGAGAATGGACGCCGATTCCGGTCTCTTCCGGGGAGTTCAAGGAAAAGAACGTTGCCGGGGAATTGACGGAGCAGGAGCTGAAAGCGGTGGTTACTGATACGGGAGCCTTATTTTCCAATTCGCTGCGTGATTTGCTTTGCCGGGAGGGACTGGTCCGCTTGAAATTCACCAATGGTACCGAAAGGGTGGTGGGAACCGACCAGTTCCCGGTAGTGGTGACGCTTCAGGAATCTGGTTCTCCGGCAGCCTTTACCCTCTCTTTCAAGCGCAGCAGCCCTGAGCCGGCCAAAATATTGAAGTCCTTTTAAGCGGTTGGTGCCATCGTACCTTTGTATCGGATTAATAAGGTACAAAAGATAATGGCATTTTCAAACTTATATAGTGCAGTCTGCCGAGGCAAATGGTTCGTTTCCTTCCGCGAGGTGGAATCGAACTTGTTGCTTGTAAACAGACTGTTGGAGCATGGCATAGACAATCAGGATAATAGGATACTTGCCGACAGAGAACCAGTTCCGTTGATGATTGCGGCAGCGGGCGGCCGAACGGCAAGGCTTTCCGGTGGTTATGCTGACGCTCCCAAAGGCAGTACGGCTATTATTCCCGTTCATGGTACCCTGCTTAAATACGGTACCTATTGCAGCTATGGTACAATGGAGTATGCCGACCTCATCCGCGAGGCGGCTGATTCCTCGAATATTTCTTCTGTTTTATGTGACATCGATTCCGGTGGCGGTGCAGTGGATGCCATTGCACCGCTGGTCGATGCCATCCTTTATGCGCGTGGCAAGGGCAAGGCAGTGGTGGCTCATTGTGACCTCTGCGCTTCTGCCGCTTATTATGCCGCTTCCTATTGTAACGAAATCATTGCGGCCAATGAGGTGTCTGCCGAGTTCGGCAGTATAGGTGTGATGATGAGTTTTCCGGATTATGCCAAGTATTATGAGAGTGCAGGCATCAAGGTGCATACCATCTATTCCAACCTCTCTGATTACAAGAACGCTCCTTTCGAGGCAGCCAAGAAGGGGGATTATGCTTCCATCCGTGATGAGGAACTGGACCCGTTGGCCCGCGACTTCCAGGAGAACGTCAAGAAGAATCGGGGAAATTGCCTGAAGCTGGAGACTGAAGGATTACTTCGTGGTCGGATGTTCTATCATAGGGAGGCGTTGGAAGTGGGGCTGATAGACGCTATCGGTACCCAGGACTATGCCGTACAACGTAGCCGTGAGATTGATTCGGAAATGACAATATACAATTATATCAACTCTAAATCATAGAATTATGTTTGCAAAAGTGATGAGTGTAGTACTTGGTTTCTTGGGCATCTCTGCCTTTGCCAAGGATGAGAAAGGAAAATCCATCCTTCTCTCCGCACAGGAAGAAGAACTGAAGAACAAGTACGGTGCCGTATTCGTCGAAGCCTTCAAGAAGGACCTCGCCGAATTTGAGAAAGACGGCAGAAATGCTGAAAGTGCTGTGACCGATGAGGTGAGAGTGCAGCTGGAGGCTGAACGTGACAAAAATGCGCAGGAACTGGCAAAGGCACGCAAGGATTTGGCCGACCTCGATGCCAAAGTGAAAGCGCAGGAGAAGGACATCGCCTCGAAGGATGCCCAGATTGCCAAGATGGCCAAAGAACCTGTACCGGATGCGGGGCAGCAGGTTGCAGGAGACAAGAACGAAATGGGTAGCAAGTTCAAGCCGGACATGAGCCTGGCACACAACCGTTATTTGGATGCCGCGTTCAAGGGAGCGGCATATAGTGGTAATTCGACCATTGAGACTACCGAGCTTCAGAAAGAGTTCGGTAAGTATGTTTCTTCCGAGAGACTGGAAATTCTCAAAGGGCTGATGGGGACCACGGAGTCTACCAAGTACATGTCAACTCTGGTGACGGACAAAACAGAGGTTCGTGCGCAGCAGGCTGCCGTTGATTCTGTTCTCCAGCAATTCGTACCGAAGTGGACGCCTAAGGGCAAATCGAAGTTCACTCCGTTGACCATCAAGAACTACAAGTGCAAGATAAACGTTCCCATCACTCCGTCGGACATCATGGAGGACATCCTCGGTTATCTGTATGATGAGAACCTGAAGCCGGAAGATATGCCGGTAGTCAAGTATATCTTGTATCAGCTTATCTTCCCGAAATTGGACGAAGAGCGTGAGGTTGCTTTGGCGATCGGTGAGTTCAAGGAGACCAGTGCCGTTAAAGATGGGGATGCCGCTACGGATGCCAACGATGTGATGGATGGCTATGTAACCCAGCTCAAGAAGCTGAAGAAGGCTAATAATGATAAGATTACCTGGCTGCTTGACGGTGAAAAGCTGGAAGACGTGACCTTGCTTGCCCAAATTGACAAGGCAGTGAGTGAGGTGAAGCCGCTGTATCGGAAAAAGACCATGTTTATCCATGCAGATCCGGATCTGGTGATACGTTACAGCAAGGCATACCGTGAAAAATATCCCTGGCTCAAGAATGAGGACGGTGAGAAAATCAGGGTGGATTTCTCCAGGTTCACGTTCGCACCGCTTGAGGGCATGCGCGGTACCGGAGCCTTCTTCATTACGCCGAAGGAGAACTTCAAGCATTTGCGCAGCCGTGACCCGCAGAGCGCCAAGGTTTGGATGCAGGGTGAGAACTACGACGTGAAGATATTCGCGGAATGGTGGGAAGCTGTCGGTTTCTGGCTGGCAGAAGCTATCTTCGCTTATCTGCCGCCTGAAGAAACAGACAGCTCTTCTGAGGCATCGTCCAGTTCTTCTTCCAGTTCCGGTGCAGGTGTTTAACTATATTAATATAGGAGGTACATATATGTCAGAAACAACATATTCAATGGTGTCGGTGCCCAAGAAGTCATCGAATGCCGGACGTCCGAAAGGGAAGAAGTCCTATATCGAGATTTTCCGCTGGGAAGACGTCAAGACTTATACGCGTGATGAGAAGGGAGTAAAGGTGACGGCATTTGAGATGATGCCAGGTAAAAAGCCCATAGCGGTGTATGCTACGGACTCCACCATCAACATCTACCACTCCAGCGAGGGAGAGGATGATGCACGTGGGTTCATCCACCATGTGGATTATGAACATCCGGGTACAGAGTTGGAACACGATGAATTCGTGAACAACAATATCAATGAGAATCTGGGGGCAATCGTGTTCGGTTGCTCTGGTGAGGATGCGAAGATTGCCGGTACGCCGTGCACTCCGCTGAAGATGACCAAGGCCGATTCCCAGGATAACAAGGAGGGTGACAAGAATACTATCAATTTGGCAAGTTCCTTACGCGGAGGTACTATCGGTCACATCGCCAAGAGCCTTGTACCGGCTACGGACAACGAAGAAATCAATGCCGTTTTGGGATTGGGCGAAGCGTCGTCTTCTTCCGGTGGTTCAGGAGTTTGATTCATTTCTGTTTTAAAGGTTGGTTATTGGAGAGAGGCGTTTGCAGTGCATTCGCCTCTCTTTGTGTCCTTTTACGAACTATGTGGAGACGATATTTTTGTATCGTATTAAAAACTTTAAATTATGGCAACAAAAAAGAAAACAGCTAAGACCGAGGATGTGGCCGTAGAACTGAAACCGGTAGAAGAGAGTGTGGAACAAAAGGATGTGCAGGCCGTCGATAAGGCGGTGGATGCGGTGGAGGAACCAGCGCCGGCGCGGTCGGTTCAAGACCATGTGACAGTGGTTATTCCTTATTGCAAGGAGTTTGCACAAGGCAAGGAACTGCTTTTTGCACTGCGTTCCTGGCAGAAGAATGTACGCTTCGGCATCAATGTGGTGGTAATCGGTGACCGTGAAGATTGGTTCAGCGAAGAGATTACCTTCATTGAGCACAATCGCGTCTCTGACAATGCACAGGTTGATACGCTGGCCAAGCTGAAAGTGGCTATGGAATCGCCCGAAGTGACCGGACGTTTCATCTGGACCAACGATGACATCTATGTGATGAATCCTATCGACCTGGCTCATGTGGCGCTGCCCAAAGTCAATGGAATGCTCGTTCCGCTTAGATTCAAAGGGCTTTATGCCGAGAATATGAAGCGGACGAAGGAACTGCTGGAAAAGAGTCAATTGCCTTGTCTGAATTATGGTACGCACACACCCATGTTGTTGGATAAGGGATGTCTGGCCGCCATGTTCGAGCGATTCCCTGAACTGGAGGAGGGGGGCTATCTGTTTACTTCCGTCTATTATAATTCTCTTCCTTATCCGACACAACCCGTATATCTCAACTGGCCGACAGACCAGGTGTTGCTGCCGGTGGTTTCACAAAAGCCGGATGAGAAGAAGGTACTCGACCTCTTATCCCGCAAGATGTTTATGAACAATGCGGTATCAGGGTATTCACCATGGTTGGAAAAGTTTTTGGAAGGGGTGTTTCCGGAACCGTCGGACTTTGAGGGCTGAAGGGCATTGCCGGAACCGTCATCACGGAAAGGACCCGAGTCTTTCCGTGATGAGTTTCCGTTTCTCAATGCCCCCGGCTGTCCGATGGAGTTGGAGGCACTCGCTTCCCGCAAGTTCAGCAAATACCATGCCTATGTGCGGTTACATGCCAGGCTGAGGGATTGTACCTCCCTGCAGGAGTGCGCCGATGTCAGCCGCCAGGTGATTGACAGCTACATGGATAACCGTATGATATGGCAGGAACTGAACTATTACAAGGAGCATCACGCTTTATTGGGTAAGCACCCGGCTTTTGCCGAGTTCCGCCGCAGAAGCGAGTTGCTTCATCTTCCGGTCAAGGAACTGGTACGACGGCAGCAGCAGGTCCAGAACAATATCTGGCGGGTCAAGTCTGAGTTGGCCAAGGGTGACAAGCCGCATCTGGATGTTGTCCGTCGCGAACGGTTGGCAGGGTATGAAAAGGAATTGGCCGACATTAACAGATTATTGGAATGAGCTATTACTTCAATCTTGAAGAATTGCGGCAGGAGATGTCTGATTCCCGCTTCTTTTCCCGTCGGTTTGAAACCATGTTGACATTCAAGCTGAACAGTTTGAAAGAGTTGTGTGGGCGGCTTCCACGGGAGAATGAGGCGTTTTTCATTGAGACAAAGAAAAGCTTTACGGCATTCACTTTCATTGTTTATCTGATTAAGAATGCCGGGCAGGTGAGGCACTTGTATATAGCGACCTATTCCACCAACGAGCGTATCATCAACGCGTTGCTCCGTTGGCGTGAAAAAGGGTTGATTGGCAGTATTCATCTGCATATATCGGAGACCATCAAGTTTCGTATGCCGAAGATATACGAGAGGCTGATGCTGCTCCATCAGGATGGAGAGATAGAGCTTTCATTTGCATGGAGCCACAAAAAGATTACCTGCCTGGACACATCGGCAGGTTTCTTTGTGGTCGAAGGCTCCGGCAATTATGGCGAGAATGCGATGGAAGAACAATACGTATTCCTTAAAAATAAAGAAGTATATGAGTTTCGTAGCGGACGAATTGGTTAAGTGGCGTGACAGCCCGGCATGGTATGACCGTATCGACCTGGACGAGTTCGAGCGGTTGGCAGGTATAGGCTATGAGCCGCGGCAGATTGCCATGTATTACCATGTACCGGAGAATGATTTTCTCTGGTACTTCAATTTGGTAGGCTCACCGTTGAAGTACCATTATGAACGTGGGCAACTGCTTCAACGGGCCAAAGAGGGGCTGGCCATGGCCGCCAGTGCGGAGACCGGTGACAATGTGACCCAGGCACAGCGGTTCGACAAGTTCCGTCAGGCGACCGGGTACCGCAATTCCATTAACAAGATATTTTATGACGATATAGGCTGATGTTCGATAAATCTTACTTTGAGACCTTGCAGGATTACCTTGCCTCCGGCTGCACCATGGAGTTGACGGACGAGGAACTGGACTACTACAACGTGCTCTATGCACTGGTAGGCATTAACCGTAAATATGGCAAGGATAATGCCGTGGCTTTTCTGATGCACGAACCGTTCAATGTGGAACGGATGCGTGCCCGACAGATGTATAGTGAGGCTATCAATCTGTTCTACCTTTGTGATACCATCGAGAATGATGCGCACCGTAACATGATGTATGACAATCTGATGAAGGCGGCCCAGGTGGTACTTCAGAACGCCACCAGCGCCAAAGATATGGAGGTGTACGGCAATCTCACGGTACAAGCGGCAAGAATCAAGCAGTTGGATAAGCCCGACCCGATAAAGCCGAAGGAGATGGATGAGAAACCGATCAAGGTCTATGACCTCGACCCGAATGCGGTGGGATTGCCTTCTGCCAACCGCAACCTGCTCGCGGCACAGATTGACGGTATGCAGGATATTTCTGCACGGGAGAAGACTCGTCTCAAGAGAGATGCCAATATAATTGATGTTGATATAGAAGAGATGCTCGATGACCAGGAAGAAAAAACTAAAGATATCGGATGATGTGGAGGTGCGCTATTCCAACTGGATGGCGCAGCTCATTGCAGTGATGCAGCCCTGGTCGCTCTATTGGATTGCCGGGCGTGCATCAGCCAAAACGGTGCAGGTGTTGGCTGAACGGGTGCAGGAGGTGGCGCAGGACTGCCCTGGTGCACCGTTTGCATGGGTGGCCGATACGTATTCCGATTTGCATAAGAATGTGGTTCCCTCGCTGGTGGACGGATTGTCGAAGCTGGGGTGGGAGCAGGGCATCCATTATGTTATGAACCAAGAACCGCCGAAAGAGTGGCGCGACCGCATGTACAACGTATGTTCCGACTGGCGCAATACCATGGTGTTCTACACCGGTTTCAACTTCACCTTTATCTCTTTGGACCGTCCGGCCATCGGTGCCGGTCGTTCCTATGTGGGGGTGTTCGGTGATGAAGTGAAGTATTTCCCGGAAGAAAAGTTCACGAACTTGCTGAAGGCCGTGCGTGGGTTTCGGGTCAAATATGGCGATAGCGTATGGTACCGCAGCCGTACACTGACGACGGATATGCCGAATCCGAACCATCTGGGTGAATACGACTGGATTCTCAAGCTGGCCAAGCAGAATGACAAGCGGAAAATCCTTCTCATGTTGCAGGCCGGCTTTGTCTATAACGAGACGAAAAAAGAGTATGTGGCGGCTATGCAGCGGTACAAGGAACTGAAAGATGCTTTCCGGAAAGATCGTTCATTGCAGGCCAAGCTTGATACAGCAGAACGTTCCATGGAACTCGCTGGCAAGAATATGAAGCGCTGGGAGGAGCGCTGGATTAAGACACGCCGGGGCGTATCCTTCTTTTTCATTTCTTCCTCCTATGTCAACGTGGATATATTGGGTGAAGACTGGTTCAGCGATGAATTCGCTGAAGGGCTGGAAGGTATTCTTTGCAACATCCTTTCCATTATCCCCAAGCTGGAGGCAAGCCAGATGTTCTATTGCAACCTCTCGATGAAGCACTTCTATGCGGACGGATTCCTGAATGAAGTGATAGAGCAGCACCCGTTCGGGTGGGAGCAGGACTGTACGGTGCTCCGGTACCTGGATAAGAATAAACCGTTGGAGGCAGGCATGGATTCCGGCAATATGCTTTCCATGGTGTTCGGGCAACGTAGTGGGCGTGTGATGCGTGTACTCAAAGAACTCTATACATTGCCGCCTAACTCCGTGCGTGAGCTGGCCGATAAGTTCCTCTATTATTTCAAGCCGCACAAGCGCAAGATACTGAAGCTTTATTATGACCGCTCCATGAACAACTACAAGGGGGTGGGTGCGGATATGGCCACACAGATAAAGAAGAACATCGAGACGGATGCGGAGGGCAGGCGTACTGGATGGCAGGTACAGCTGATGAGCTTGGGGCAGGGCAACATCGGTAGCAATCTGGAATACCGGTTCTTCATGGACTTGCTCAGCGGTAACTTGGAGCGCACGTTGTTTACACTGTTGATTGACCAGCACAACTGCCCGAATCTCAAGTCGGAAATGGAGGTGACAGAAACCAAGGTAGCTACCCGGCCGGACAGCTCCAGTGTGATAGTCAAACAGAAGACCGGAGATAAGTTGCCTGCACATAGATTGCCTAAAGAATCCACCAACCTGACTGATGCCTTGAAGTATTTCATCCTGCGCAAAGAGATTATCCGCACCTGGAGGATGGGCCGCAATGTGTCCGGTGCCGCTTCGGTGTGACATTTCTTTTCTGTTTGCTTTGGCTCTGTTGTCCGTGAGGATGGCAGGGCCTTTCGTTTATGGGAGAGGCCGAAGCGGGTGGGATTGGGAGCATCGGGTACAAATTGTAAAGGTTTTGTCATATTTCCGAATCAGAAAGGGCGCTTGCGACCGCAAATCACCGACGGCGCGGCTCGGGCAGCAAGCTGGCTCATCCCTACAACAGAAGTTGCAGGGATGGGTTTTCTTTTTGGTTTTCAAGGAGGTGGATTTTTGATTAGGGTGTTTCTGTACCCAAAAACGCCCTATTGGGAGAAGAAGTCACCCCGATACGGGGTGGGCGCGCGAAAAATCCCGTTATACAAGTCTGGTTTAGGTGCCGGTGGCGGTATATCCTATGTCAAACTTGCATAACGGGATTTTTCGCGTCTTAGCGGTAGAAAGCGGTGCTTTCTGTCTGTTTTTATGAAACGCCCCTCCATCAAGAAGGGCAGAGCGGTAAGCGTTCCGCTTGGCGTGCCTCCGTTTCTTTTCCGCAACTCCTTTTCATTTCCTGCATCTCTGTATGCGGTCAGGTAGTCTTTTGAGTCCGCAAATGTAGGGCACCGGTCTGACAAGCAAGGTCGGGCGTTGTCCGCTAAAAAATCTCCACCCCTACGGGTAGTATTCAAGCCTTCGGTTTTAGTCGGAACCTTGCGGAATGTCATCCTCGGCACCTCAATTATTGCGGCATCAAAAGGCAACCATACCGCACGTCATACAGACACGCCGGAATAAAAAAAAAGTCGTTCCGGGAAACGGAGAAAATTAAAAAAGGCTCCACCCGACGACTCCAGAAATCCAGAATAAATTAAAAACTTACAGTTATGGCAGCAAAAAGAAACATCCCCGAAGCATGGAAAAATCAATGGTCTAAATTCATGTTTAACTTCTTTGATTACTTGCCTACCAAGTACGAGGCTAACAAACGGGAGTGGTCTATCCGCAGGATGATATGGGATTTTAAGGACGGGAAGCGCAGTGCGTCTGTGGCAGAACTTGTAGCGAAGAAGATGCGCGAGCAGTTCGGTGCGGAGGTTTGCAACGTGACGTTGGTCTGCATACCAGCCAGCAGCGGAGAGAAGAACGAAATCAGATACAAGGCTTTTGCCGAAGAGGTGGCACGGCTGACGGGGTGCAGGAATGCGTACAAAGCAATTACCATTGAGGGTGGACGGCTTGCCATCCATGAGACGAAAGCGGCCAAGACGGTGCAGACGGTGGAGGTCATCAAGTTTGACAAGCGTTTTTTCAAGGGTAAGAAATGCCTTGTATTCGATGATATACTGACGCAGGGGCATAGTTACGCACGGTTTGCGTGTGCACTTGAAACGCTTGGGGCAGAGGTTTTGGGAGGCTATTTCTTAGGCAAGACAATTCTTTTATAACAATTTAATCCATACAATTATGAATACTCTTTTTGATAACGATTGCCGCTACATGAGCGACAGCGAACTGATTTACGAAATCAGCAACAACAGACAGATTGTTTCGGACATCGAACGCAGCAACGAAGTGATAGACCTTGAAAAATTGTTTTCCTCTTTGACTCCTGGACGCAGGAGGGTAGCCGTGGCAGCCGTGGAGATGTACAAGAGACAACTGTCGCAGCAGGTGGAACGCAGGCAAATAAGGATGAGCAAAGACGTATACGAACTGATGGAGCCGTTGATAGGAGATTTGCCGAATGAGGAATTTTGGGTAGTGTCGATAAACCAAGCCGGACGGCTTATCAAGAAAGTACGCATATCGGTAGGCGGCATTGACCAGACTTCAGCGGATATAAGGCTGATTATGCGAGTGCTGATTGATACGGGGGCAGTGCAGTTCGCAGCGGTACATAACCATCCGAGTGGCAACATCCGACCGAGCAATGAGGACAAGAGACTGACGGAGCAGCTTAAAAAGGCGGCAGGGTTATTAAATATTAGGATGATAGACCATGTGATTATAACGAATGGTGGATATTACAGTTTTGGCGATGAGGGGCTGATTTGACGGAGGGGTGCAGGGCGCACCCATTCCGTTTGCTCGCACGCTCGCAAACGGAATGGGGCCCGAAAAGCGGAATGACTGGTCGTGTTACCGTTCCTTCAACCACGGAGGGGAATAAAATGATATAAAAAACAATATCATTTTTCTGCCCGATAGTTTTGTGAATGATATAAATATTTATATCTTTGCAGAGTCAAACAATAACAATTCACAAATGAAGAAATACAAAGTCAGAGAAGTAATCAAGTTGCTCGAAGCTGACGGATGGGTGAAGTTGAAAGGCTCTGGAGGTGACCACCGGCAATTCAAGCATCCTACGAAAAAAGGCAGGGTGACAGTAAGAGGTCATGAAAGTGAGGTATTAAGCCAATTTTTATTAAACAGTATTTGGAAACAAGCGGGGTGGAAATAACACCCTGCTTTAAAGATAAGGAGAAAATTATGGAAAAGATTAAAGTTAAGGTTGACTGGTGCGATAAGAATTTCGGTGCAGTTACCGAAGATGATGTACTATGCGGCATGGTTGTTGCTACTTCCAAAAGTTATGAGAGCCTGATGATTGAACTATCTGAGGCTGTCCGTGAACATGTGGAAGGACTATTGCAGGATGGCGAAACGCTTCCCGAGTGGCTTGTTAGCGGAGACTATGAATTCGATGTGGAATTGGGAGTTGCCGCACTGCTCCGTAAGTGCGAACAGTTTACCTCCTTGGCTGCCATATCCCGTGTCTCTGGCATTAACCAGCAACAGCTTTCCCATTATGCCAGTGGGTTGCGTGTTCCCCGCATTGAACAAAGAAGACGCATTGTGGATGGTATTCACCGTATTGGAAAAGAATTTTTATCCGTTGTGTAGTTATTGTTTGACAGCGTATTATACAATGTGATTTTCGAAGGCTTCCATGTGATGTGGGAGCCTTTTTTGTTACAAATCATGAAGGAGATTTTGATAGATTTCAGAAGCGGAGCAAAAAACTCCGCTTCATTTTTGCCGTTACAAATATTATTCCCATATTCGCAAAGTAGTTATGATAAGATAGTACAATGTAAAACGGGGGCATACGGATTATGTTGTAACAAAATATTTTAGATCGCGATTCGATAGAGTTTACTTAGTAGCGGCATGCCCGTCGTGAACGGTAAACTCTATTTTTTTGCTTCCATTTGCTTGAGTAAAACCTCCATCTATCAATGATGGGATTTGGTCTTTCTGAGCATCTATGGTGGCGCATAGTTCTTCAAAAGTACGATGGTTGGACTTGTTTTTTCGAAACAAGAGTTTGAACAACTTTCCAAAGAAGGAAAGGTTGTGGACGCTCGTAGAGGTGGTTTGGTTGTAGGACGTTCGCATGATGAAGGCAATATTTACATGTTGAAACAATATGGTGAAGGCTATCGGGTAATCAATCACATGGAAGGAGGGGAGTATGTGATATGTCACGAAGCCCTTATGACACACAAAGATAGGATAATATCTATGAACAGTAAAAGGATGAAGTGTAAATTTGTGGATATAGATGTATTGAGGCATACCCCATTGCTTGTGACAACTCAAAAAGGTAATTTCGATAAGTTTTTACTCTTTGACGAGAGGGTGCAGTTTGTGGTAAATAAAGGCTCTACTTGCTATTACTTAGAGGAACTGAATTGGTTGAATGAGCATTATTAATTAAATATCTAAATGTATGAAGAAATGTTTGTTTTTGATGCTGATGTTCATCAGTATGGGAGTAGTAGCGCAAAAACCTTATAAAGTATTCTGTGAATTACTCGGTACAGGAAAACTGTTCAGTAATAAAGTCACTGTTACAGTTGATTTCGGGCAAGAAACAAGCTTTTGGTTTGGATCATCTAATCAGTATTTGGTTGATGATAACGGAAAAGCGATTAAATTTAATTCTATGGTGGATGCCATGAATTATATGGGCAAACGAGGTTGGGAATTTGAACAAGCTTATGTTGTAACAATCGGCAATCAGAATGTATATCACTGGCTTTTGAGCAAAGAGATAACGCAAGATGAAGCTATTAATGAAGATTTTAATACCAAACAGACTTTCTTTGAAAAACAAAAGTCTGAGGAAGTACAGGAAGAGCTTTTTGAACAGAAGGAGAATGTTAAAAGTAAGAGAAAACGTTCACGTGTGATAAGGGATGATGTCTATAATTAATAATTGGAAAGCGGAGCAAAAAACTCCGCTTTTCTTTTGTTGTTTCAAAATAAACTCCCATCTTTGCAGTGCATTCCATTTTGAATAGGCGGAGATTGTTCGCCAACTTTTGCCGTTGGCATTTTTTATGCCTATGGATCAACTATAAGTTCCGACCCCCGTGTGGAGCGTTAATGCGCCCACTGCCTATTCAAGGTGGAATGCAACGGGAAAGCGGAACTTTCTTTGTTTATAAGTTTTTCCGATTTTTTGGAGAAGGTTCCCTTTCCCGTCTTTAATAACATATTGTTTCATTTTAATTGCATTCCAAAATGAAAGAACTAACTATCGGTACGCAGTCCGTACCTGCTCCACACATATCCGTGGGCGAATCTGTTAATGCTCTTACCGAGCAAGTCAATAACCTCCAGCGTCGCTACTACCGTGCTTTGGCTCCCGACTGCGAAATAAAGACCGCAGCCGACAAATGGTATTTCCGTGCCATCGGCTGGACGTGCGCCAGCCTGGTGTTCCCGCCGCTGGTCATCGCCGTTGCATTGTGCGTTTATAAGGCAAAGAAGTGCCGGAAAGGGGGTGAGGTATGACTAAAGACGAATACATCGCATTCTTGGAAAGCGAAAATGCGCGATATTACAAAGAAATTCAGCAACTTACTTATGAAAAAGGGCTTCTTAAGGGTAGGCTTATGGGGATATATGAGTGCAACCCCAGGCTGGGCATGGAAGTCATAAAGGGAGGTAAGTATTATGCATTGGTACAGAAAGGAGGCGTGAGGTATGACTGAGACAATTATAAATGGGGTCGTATTGGATGATTCCATAGCTAAGCGTTTATCTGATTTGCAAAATGGTCAGGCTACATTTCTTGCAAATCTGTTGGATGACAGTATTGGCTTTCTCCTTGAATATAATAGCTTTTTCACCAATAACTCAAGCGGTTTTGTAGATGTCTTGGCAGTCCTGCATCATGCACGTACCGAATTATTGGGGATTGTTCCGGAGAAGAAAGGAGGCGTGAAATGAATGAAGCTGCAAAGAATAGCAAGAATATATACCGGATGGAATATCAGCTTGAGGTTCCGGTATCAGCAGGGTTGAAGCCATTGTTCCAACAGATTGAAGAAATACGGTCTGAATTGGGTATAGAGCCTTCGGCTGATGATTTCTGTGTGTTGTTTCCGTATGAAAAAAAATATATTCAATATTGTGCCAAAGCTTTGATATATTATTCTCGAGAGGATGCCTTATTGGTTCTGACTGGAGGCATGAGCGAAGAGGATTACATCATGCGCCATATATGTTCGACTACAGATGCTGACGGCAAGGTTCTTACGCATGAGGATGGTGGTCTGGATGACTTTGCCGTAGAGGATATTTTCTAAGAAACATTTTTTTTACATTTGAGAAGCCGGTGGTCCGTGATGGATAGCCGGTTTTTTTGTGTCCTTTTTCGGACAAGTGGGCTGGGGTACTTTTGCAGTATGGGAGCACATGCAGAACGATTATCGCAAAATAATAACCGCAGCAGCTGGTGGAGCAAGAAGAACCGGCTGGCTGATAGGTTTCCGCTGGACATCACGATAGAGGGTGATACCGGCATTACGCAGCAGTTCGAGCGGCAGCAGGATGCGAAAGCGGTTGCGGCATTCAACGGTCGGATACGCGCCTGGGGTAAGAAGGTGAACGAGGCGTTGCAGGCGAGCGTATCGAAATGGATTGATGAAGATAAGAAGCTTTCGGCATCCATCAGGCAGAATTACCGGCATTGGGGCAAGGTGCCGGCCAAAGGTGAGGAGATTACGAGCATCGGTTTTGGGTTCAATGCCGACGGACTTTATGTTCATTTGGGTGTAGGCCGTGGGTATAATATGGAGGGTGGTACACGGGTAATCACCAAGAAAAGCAACAAGGATTGGAACCGGGAGCCGAAACCTTGGTTTAATCCCGTGATTGAACAGCATATACCGGAACTTCAGCAGATAGTGGTGGATTATTGCGGTTCGCTGTTCATTAATACAACGAGAATTTATATCAATAGATAGTTATGAGTGAGATAAAGAAGATAGGCAATTTCAGTTTTGTGGATACGACTGCCGGGCAATATGCCATTAACATGAACTGGAGCCAGAGCATGAGTCAGTTCTTTAATGCTGGCTCGCAGGACTGGGACGGTGACCCGGTATCGGTGGCCGGTGTACGTGTGGTTCCATGGGGCCCGGACAACAATATGCCGAATGCCATCCGTGACTTGCTGGAGAAGAACAACCTGGGTCCCGGTATTCTGGACCGTAAGGTGGGGTTGCTGTATGGGCAGGGGCCGATGCTTTACCGGGTGAAGATTGAGAATAACGAACGCATCCAGGAATGGATGGAGGATGCCGAGATTCAGGAATGGCTGGATAGCTGGGACTACAAAGGGTATATACGTGACAACTTGGTTGAATACACGCACATGAACGGGCATTTCACCAAGTATTATATGGGCAAGGGAGTGCGTATCGGTCGCCCATGGGTGCAGCGATTGGAGTCACTGCACAGCGAAGAAAGCCGTCTGGTGTGGCCGGAGAATGACAGCCGTAGGCTTGAGGATGTCACGGAATACCTTACCGGTGATTTTGATTCCTTCAAGAGCCGCACGTTCCGCAAGTACCCGGCTTTTGACAAATGGAATCCGACCCGGTACGAAACAGCCATTAAATACCATTGCATGCGGAGCTTTGGCCGTAGTATGTATGCGATTTCCTGCTTCTATGGGTCGGTTCCCTGGCTGGAGAATGCGAACAACCTTCCGGAAATTATCAAGCATCTGAATGAGAACATGATTGCAGCCGCTTATGTGGTGCATTCTCCGCAGGAGTACTGGAACCAGAAACATGAGCTGATTATGGCCATGCACGAGGATTGGGATGAGACGAAGATTCAGAAGGAAATGGAGCGGCTGAAGGATGAATTGACCGAAACCATCGCCAACGTGATGGCTGGCAAGAAGAATGCCGGCAAGTTCTTCAGCTGTGTCGACTTCGTGGATGCCGACGGTAATGCCCAGAGCTGGAAGATAGAGCCTATCGAGATGAATATCGACAAGTACATCGAGGCGCAGGCGAAGATTTCACGCATCGCGGACAGTTCCACTACCAGCGGTTTCGGGCTTTCTCCGGCATTGGCCAACATCATCATTGACGGCAAGAGTGACAGCGGCAGCCAGATGCTCTATGCATTGAAGATATTCTACGGGGCTGACACGCAGATTCCCGAGGATATTGTACTGGAGGCAATCAATGATGCCATCCGTATTAATTTTCCGCATAAGAAGGGGATTTTCCTCGGTATTTACCGGAAGGTTATCAACAAGGAAGAGAATGTATCGACGCCGGACAGAGCGGCAAAACAAGTATAGACATGAGACAGAAGGATATTGAATTCCCGGACTGCTGGGAGGAGGTGAAGCCGTTGGAGTGGCTGCACCTGCTGAAGAACCGGGAGAAGCTGATGACGAAACCGGGCATCAGCTTGCTGGACGTGAAGCGCGAGTGGTGTGCGTATGTACTGAAGAATAGGGGATATGTCTTCCGTTCAAAGGTGCAGGATATGCTGCTGGTGGACCATCTGGCCGAGACATTGGCATGGATGTGGAGAATGGAGGGAGACGCTGTGGTACTGGCGTATGACTCGACCGTGAATCTGATACCGGAATGGCGATATCTTCGTGGTCCGATGAGTCATGGGGCGGATTTGGCTTTTGGGGAGTTTCGTCATGCGGTGGCTGCGGTCAATAGGTATAATGCCGGGCATGATCCGGTAGACTTGCAGGCATTGTGTGCCATCCTCTATCGTCCTCCGGTGGAGAAAAAAGGCTGTGTAGAGCGTGAGCCCTTCCGTGAGCAATATATGGGCAGATACATGGGGCTTGTGGAGCACATGCCGGTGTGGATGAGATGGGGGATTTATGCCTGGTTCTCCTACTTCTGTGAATACTTGTTTTCCGGAACTTTCATCATTGACGGACTGGAACTGTGCTTCGGACCGGTATTTTCCCGTGGAAGGGACAAGGATACCCGGCAGAATGATGTGCAGAGCCTGGGCATGAACTCGATACTCTTTTCTGTGGCCGAAAGCGGAGTGTTCGGCAATGCGAGGGCTACCGATGATACGCTGCTGCTGCGTGTGATGATGAAGTTGCTCGATGACAGGCAGCGGGCAGACGAACTGATGAGGAACCTAAAAAAATGATGTTATGATATTCAACAAAGACGGCCAAGGTGCCAAGGAGTTGCGTGAGTTGACAGCCAACTATTACGCTAACAATGATTTCACCAAGGTTATCGGTGAGATAGAGCTGGCTACTGAAGAACTGGCGCAGTTGGTCGGTAGCAAGGTGATAGAACTGGCAGAGAACTATTATCTCAATCCGGAGAAAGAGGGTACTGATACCGGGATTGTACGCAAGGTGCAACGGCCGATTGCGCTGTTGGCCACATTGCGGCTGTATCAGAAGAATGACCTCAGCCATGAGGATGACGGGCGCAAGTTCAAGGTGGCTACCGATGGCAGCGAAAAACTGCCCTGGGAGTGGCAGTTGGACCGTGATGACGCGCTACATCTCGAAGAATACTACAAGGCGGTGGATGTGCTGATTCGTTATCTGAATGACAAGGAACTGAAAGAGTGGACGGATAGCGACATGTATAAGTCTGCTCAGATGTTGATAATCCGTAATGGGGGTTCTTTTGATACCTATTTCCCGATAAATAAGAGTGAGCGTATGTTCCTGCTGCTTCTGCCTTTCATCAGAGAAGCCCAGCAGTTGACGGTGAAGCGGGCATACGGTGCCGGTTGGGAGGCACTGCTTGCAGAAAGTTCGGTACCGGAGACGGACGCGCATTTCGCAGCATGCAAGGCGGTGGCGTTGTTGGCCATGAGCATGGCGCTTCGTCGCTTGTCTCTGGGAGCGATACCGGGGGGAGTAATCCGCAGGTTTGTGGCCGAAAGCGGTATGAATGCAAGTGAACCGGCATCGCTCGATGATGTGGAGCGTGTGGCCGGATGGATGGCAGACGATGCTGCCACTTGGATAGATGAGATGAAGCGGGCGCGTGACGGTAGTATGATCGATTACGAGCTGCTGCCGAAAAATGACCGTAGAAACAAATATTGTCGTTTATGAATGTAGTACAGAGACCCAGGGCACGGGAGTTCTGCGCCACCATGCAGGACTACATCATTGACACGGATGTGACCATAGCTTTTGCCATAAAATATGGCGGTAAAAAGATACTTGATGAAGAATATGTACCGGATGCCGACAACCAGGTGCGAATCCGAGGGCTGGGCAAGTTCTGCGAATTGGCATTGTGGGGCGTGTGGTGCCTGGACTATGCACCGCAGAGCACCGCTTCGGGGACGTTCACCTTCCTTATCAACGAGATAGAAGACGCGCAGAGCTACGTGATGTTCAGCCGGATGCAGACCCGGAAGGATGCCGCTTCTCCGGGAATACTGAGTGAGGTGGCTGCCAAGGTGACACGTATGGGGGCCAAAGAGTATGTGAGTGGTTATCCGCAGAATGGAGGATATGACATAACGGCCTTTTTCCAGGATGGTGGCCAGGAGAGCAAGTCATTCCCGGTATCTTCTTCGGAGCCTTTCACGGTGGATGTGAGTCCGGATACTGTGCTTCCCGGATTCTCCAAATCGGACATAGCCAGTTATACGGTGGCCATGCTCGGAGGCTCCATGCAGTTTTACGTTGATGGTACAAGGTATGTGGATGTATGGTGTTTCCGTTTCAAGAATGTGTATGACATGCCTGAGACTTTAACGGCTACCGGTGAACTGAAACTGACCGGAAACAACGAGAGTGATGCAGCAGCCATGTACGGGGTACAACGCAAGTTCGGTGTCAAGGTTACTGATGAATACACGGTCAACTCCGGCAGCATCATGTTGCAGAGTGATTATAAATTATGGCACAACATGCTGAACGCACAAGAGGTGGAGATTCTTGTGGATGGCGAATGGCTGCCTATTGTGATTACGAAACAGAAGTTTGAACGCTCCTTCAGGCGTAGCGTCTTGAAGGCGGTGGAGTTCAGCTTCACCATGGCGAATCCTGAACAGAATAATTTGATAGGGCTATGATAAATATACAGAGATATAGGGAGATGCTGGTAGAACTGAAAGAGCGCGTCAATAAGGTCAGCCGGACGAAGATTGACGGGACAGTGATTGCCGTCAGCGAAAAGCATCTTGTCAAGAAATTGAGAGACTGTACGGGATTGATGCTGTGTGCCAACTACCCGGATGCAGTGTCGCAGGGCAATGAAGACAATTATCGGGAACGGAATAGCTTGTTGCTGTTCCTGATTGAGAAGGTTCCGTCGGGTCAGGAGACCGACGAAGAGGAACTGCTGCATTATGCACGCATCCAGCAGGTCATGCAACTGCTTAAAACCAAACTCCGGGAGATGGATTTCTTTTGTGGAGAAGTGGAGGGGGCAGAGAGTATGACAGTGGAGTGGGAGTACGATGTGTTCGGCGGCTGGAACGGAATGAGTATAGGACTTAACTTGGTTGATTATGACTGAATTGTTTATTGACGGTGTGCAAGCCGTACTTCCGAAGGATTTTTCCATTCAGGTGAAACGTGAGAATCCGTTGATTACCAAGAATGGAGAATATACCTACGAGATAACATTGCAGCTTACTAATGCTACCAATGCGGAACTGTATGCGCATTTGAACCGGTTGAACAGCGTGCAGGAGGTGAAAACCAAACGCGCTGCCATATTGGTAGCTGACAATAGGGTGTATTGCAACGGTACGGAGATTATTACCGGTTGGACCGATGATACGGTATCGCTCCAGATTGCGAGCGGCAATTCCGAACTGAATTATTTTGTCGGCGGTGACTTGCTGATTGGAACTCTGGAAATGAAGCGGACGGATGTACTGACGACGGATATGTTTCCCCATATTGAGAAAACCTATCCGGAAGTGGAGTATTGTCTGGCGCCGGTACTTGACCAGGATACTGGCAATATACACAACCAGTGGTGTGTCAAGGCAGAGGCAGGTGCAGATAACCGGAATTTGGGTACGGATGATATGTTCGATGTGACACCGCAGCCTTATTTGTGCGCTTACATCAAGGAGCTGATGAGGGCACTCGGATATGGGTTGACGGAGAACCAATTGGAGAATACGGTATATAAGAATGTGTATATCTGTCATACGGTACCGACGGTATTGTGGAACAAGATGTTGCCGGGCTGGAGCGTGAAGGATTTCCTTGAGCAGGTGGAGCGGTTGTTCAATGCTGTATTTCTGGTTGACAACCGCAAGCGTACGGCCAGGCTGTTGCTGAGAGGGAACTATTTTACCGGAGGCACTTCCGTACATGTGCGGAATGTGGAGGATGTGTATGAGGTGGAGGTTGAAGAGCCGGATATTGAAGATCCTGCTTTCTCGAATGTAGCATATAAGGTGGAGGATTCCGAGTTCTGGAGATGGAATGTTTTGCCGGAGGCGGTTAAAAAAGGAGCGAAGAGAGAGAATATCCCGGAGGATATACCGACCGACATGCGAAGCATTACGGGATGGTTCAGTGACGAATCCCATAAAAAGCCGGATATTATCTATACACACAAGGCTGATGGCAAGGAGTATGTGTATCTGCGTGACTGGGTGGATGAGGATGGAAGACGTTCGTCTCCGGTGTTTGTCATGGTGGATAGATTTGCCGGCATTGAACGCGAAGGTGTTTCCAATACCGTAGAACTGGAGATGGTTCCCACAGCTTTTCAAAGTGTTGGAATCAACTATTACGGCGGTGGAGGAAGGGGAGAGGACACTACTCTTTGGATTTATCTTCCTTCCTTATCCGGTAATGGCAATGCAGATAAAACAGAGCCGGCACTGAGTATTGAAGAGCAAATTCAGAATGGCGGAGGAGAAGAAACGGAATCAAAACGTGGTATCTGCCTGGCACTCTATACGGGATTGCAAGGCTTAAGTGTCGTGTACAATGGCGTCTCTATGAAATATCCGGTTCCTTATATAGATGAATATACGAAAAACCATACATCCAGAGATGAGTCTTGGTGGCAATATGTTAGGACAAACAGTATTGGGGCAAGTTTGTGCCTGAATGTGCTTGACGGGTTGCTGTATCAGACTAACTATGATATTGACTACACCAAAGCGGTGAAGGTCCAGAGCCATGACCCGAATGTATATGCCGCTCACCAAGTATTTGAGATACGCAACAAGCGATATGTCTGCAAGGAGATGGAATTCACATTGGATGTGTTCGGTCGTAAGGGAGCTTGGACCGGTACGTTCTATCCCATCCGTATCAGCGATACTGAGGCTGATGTCCGGTGGATATTGGCTGATGGCCGTTGGCGTGACGGAGGGGTGTGGCTGGATAATGGCCGTTGGCTTGACGGATAACACTTTTTGTTCATAAGTGCTGGCCTGGTAGTCCGTGATGGATTGCCGGGCTTTTTCATGTCCTTTTTCAAGGTGACGCTTGAAGATACCTTTGTCCTGGATTAATAGGTAAAGATATGGCGGTTAACATACAAGACTTTAGAATGGCAATCCGGATTGATAATTCGGAGGCGAAAGCGAAGTTTGACGAGACCAAACGGCAGATTGATGCTGTCAAGGCTGAAATGGCGAAACTGCGGGCAGAAGGGAAGGAGAATTCAGCGGAATACAAGGAGCAGAAAGAGAATCTGGATAAACTGAATGCCGCGCTCGCCGTTCAACGTATAGAGGCTGGAAAGACTGCATTGTCTTACTCGGAATTGCGCAAGGCTGCGGCTTCCCTCAAGAGGCAGATGGATAATGCCACTCCCGGCACGGAGAAATGGGCTGCGCTACGGGCTGATTATCTGCTGACCAGACAACGGATGAGAGAGGTGGAGGTGCAGGCACGTGATACCCGTTTTTCTCTTTCCAAAATGGCGGATGGGGTTAACAAGTATGCGGCTATGGGGGCAGGAGTTGTCGGGGCTCTTACCGGGATAACTCTGACTGCCCGCAAATGTGTGGATGAATATGCGGAGATGGAGGAAGCCGAAGCGCAGGTTATCAAGTACACCGGTATGACCCGAGATGAAGTCAAGGGACTGAATGAAGAGTTCAAGGAAATAGATACCCGTACAGTGCGTGAGAAGCTGAATGCTCTGGCCGGTGATGCTGGTCGTTTGGGGATTACCGGGAAGAAGGATGTATTGGAGTTTGTTGATGCGGCCGATAAGATTAATGTGGCACTGGGTGAGGATTTGGGGGATGATGCGGTGAAGAACATCGGCAAGTTGGCACAGATGTTCGGCGAGGACCAGAAACTTGGGTTGCGTGGGGCGATGTTGGCTACCGGTAGCGCCATTAATGAGGTAGCACAGAACTCCAGTGCGGCAGAAGCATACCTGGTAGGATTTACTGCTCGCGTGGCAGGGGCGGCGAATCAGGCGAAAGTCTCTCAGGGTGACATTCTGGGATATGCCTCTGTACTTGACCAGAACATGCAGCAGCAGGAGATGGCGGCGACGGCTTTCCAGACGCTGATGATGAAGATGTACCAGGAGCCAGCCAAGTTTGCAAAGATTGCAGGGCAGAGCGTGGAGGATTTTACCTCTCTTATCAAAAAGGATGCGAACGAGGCGATACTTCAGTTCCTGGATACATTGAATAAAAAAGGAGGGCTTGATCAGCTGGCACCTATGTTCAAGGAGATGGGGCTGGATGGTGTCCGGGCTTCTGGTGTCATCAGCACGATGGCCGGCAAGATAGATGACATTCGTAAAGCGCAAAGATTGGCCAATGATGCGTATCGCGACGGTACCAGCATTATTAATGAGTTTAATGTACAGAACAATACGGTTCAGGCGGGGCTGGATAAGGCAAAGAAGCACTTCAAGGATGTACGGGTGGAGCTGGGTGAAAAGCTCCAGCCGGTGATGAAGTACATGATAACGACGGGCGGTCTGACGGTGAAGGGATTGGGAACTATGATTTCCATCTTATGGAAGTACAAGGGGGCCATTGTTGCAGCCTCGGCTGCTGTTGCTGCCTATACATTGGTCGTAAAGGCAGACACTATGGCCAAAAGCTTGTGGACCACTATAACCAAAGGCGCTACTGCCGCAGCGTCATTGTTTAACAAGACATTGAAGGCTAATCCGTTGGGACTTGTAGCTTCGGTATTGGCTGGTGTCGTATCATATCTGGCTATATTCAAAACCAGGACCAATGAGGCGACAGAGGCTCAAGAAGCCTTGAATGCCAAAATGGAGCGCTATGAAACGCTGATGGGACGTATTGCTGGTATAAAAAATAAAGCCGATAATCAGGATTTGCTGGATGATGACCAGAAGCAACGTACACGGAGCGAGACTGAAGCAGCTATCAGCGAACTTAAGGACCGCATGGCTGAAGAGATGGCGATTCACCGTAAATGGTTCCAGGAACAAAAGGCGGAAAAGATGAAATGGATTGGCGATGACAAGTCTTTGGAAAAGGCGGTTATCGGTGGGTTAAAACATCAACTGCAAGAACGCTTAAAATTATATGGCAGCTATGCTGTGAAGAAAAAGGAATTGGAAGCGATTCTTGCAAAGTTGCCCGAACAAGAAGTAGATAATCCGGTGCCAGAAGGAAACAGCAATGGAGTAGATGAAAATGGCCTTGACAAAGAACTGAAGGCCCGTGAAGAGAAGCTGAAAAAGGGCTATAATGCAGAGATAAATCTGCTGAAAGAAAAGCTGCTGAATGAAGGCATGGCACAGCAGGAATATCAGGAAGAACAATATAAGGCTGAAATGGCTTATCTCTGGAGCCGGAAAGCTCTACTGGTGGAGTATGGCAAGGACTCGTCCGAAATCCAGGGGCAGATTTATGACAAGATGATTGCAGAAGCAGACCGGTTGACAGAAGCGTCTAAGGAGGCCGATAAAAATGCCCAGTCTGATAATCTGGCCACTATTGACGAAGAATATCAGTTACAACGGACTGCATTGAAGCAAGCATATATTGCAGGTGACATCAAGCGGGAAGCTGATTACTTGGAACAACTGAAGGATTTGGAATACCAGTACCTGGAGGAACGTAGAGATATGTTGGCGGCCTATGGGGAAGATATATCTTCCATTGATGCAAAATTGCAGGATATGGATTTGGCAGATGGCAAGGAAAACAAGAATAAACAGCGTGAACAAGGTTTCAAGGAGATAGATTCCACTTCTTCCTTTTCTCAGAAAAACGATATTCTTCAGTCAATGTACGATGCCGATTTGATAACGTATGAAGAATATCAGGCTAAGAAGACCCGTATTGAGGAAGAGTATGAGGATGAACGGATGAAATTAGTTGGTAAGGCTTTTGACATTATGGGCGATGCAGCTTCTACATATAGCCAGCTTGTAGCCAATATGCAAAATCGGGAAATTAGTAAGATTGAAAAGAAATATGATAAACAAATTAAGGCAGCACAAAAAGCAGGTAAAGACACCACTAAACTTGAAGAAGAAAAAGAAGCTGCCATTGACCAGATTAAAAAGAAATATGCTGATAAGGAATTTGCGGCAACTATAATGCAAGTAATAGCTAAGACTGCACAAGCAATTATGGTTGCGTGGACTGCTGGTCCCATACTTGGCCCTATACTTGGGGGATTGGCTGCAGCTCAAGGTGCTGTTCAATTAGCCGTCGCCAAACAGCAGCGTGATGAAGCGAAGGGACTGAAATCCGGTGGTTATGTGGATGAGTATGTGGAGGGCTATACCAAGAACGGTAATCCTGATGATGTGGCTGGTGTTATTCCGGTACATAAGAACGAGTTTGTGGCCAACCATGAAGGTGTGGCCAATCCGCATGTGCGCCAGTTCTTGGATGTGTTTGACATTGCACAGAAAAACGGGACTATCCGTATGCTCAATACGACGCAGATATTGGAGCAGGTTCGTACACGCAGCGGCAAGTATGGCGGTGGTTATGTTGATACGAGTGATTACTCTATGGCGTTGTCATCCGACAAAGGTAACGTCTTGTCTGGCTTGACATCGGAACAACGCTCGCAGATCGTGAGGTTGTTGGTTCGCAACAATGAGTTGCTCGAAATTCTCGCAAAAAAAGAATTGGTGGTTGACTCCCGTAAGGTGAGGGATGGTATAAAAAGGCTCGAAGTCCTGGAGGGCAATGTCAGTAGGTAGTGTCCTTTTTTTATGGTACCGGTACAGATAATTTTGCAGCATGAATGTATTCCAGGCAATAGATGAAATGAGGCAGTTGTCCTCCGAAGGAAAAAGCTTTTCTTTTTCTTTCATGAGTTATAGTTATGAGCGTCGCAAAAGTGATGGGGTCATAACGGTGAACAATGCACGTCTGCGTAAGCAGAGCCATAAAGAGAACAATAGGTTTGCTGATTATATGCTGAATTTTATCAATCTGGATACTATGGAATATGGCATGTGCTGGCAGCCTCTATTGCTGTCTTTTAATGATAATGAACTTGAATTGGGCTGATGGATACCAAGTTTGAAAATATAGTACCTTGGAATGGCTCGAATGATACCGGGCGCGATGTTCGCTTAAAGTGGGAAAGAAACTTTAAGCGCATAGCGGATGCCTTGAAGGAATTGTCTGATACGGATAAGCAGATTATAAAGGATATTTTAAAAGAAATAGATAAAATATTTCTGCATAAGGATAAAGAGGACGGCACTCCTTTCCCCATAACCTTCGGAGATTGGGTCAAGTTCGGTGAATTCATCACTGGTATTTCCGGAGGGTGCATCGACAAGAATGGCATCCTTGAAATGGAAGAAGGCATTTTCCGCAAGCGTGTGTTTTTTCCGGAAGTAGCCTATAACCGTGTGACCTATTTCAAGGGATGTATGTGCGCCTCTCCCGGAGGTGGGTGTACGGTCAAGGAATGGAGCGACAACGGTGACGGCAGCTATACGATTACACCCGATTTGACGGATGCCGACGGGCTGAGCCAGTTTGTGGATGATATACTTACTACTTACTTCGTCACCAAGAACGCCGAAGGCAAGTTGCAGGGGTTCGAGGAGATGAAGTTCCGGGTGACTTCCGCAGACTATACAGCCAAGACATTCGTCATGACACCCAAGCCGGGTACCGACTGGAAGCCGGGGGATGCGATGGTACTTGCCCAAACGGGTAACTTCACGGATGAGGATAGGCAGACGTACATCCTGATTGATACGGTTAACGGCAACAACTGTATTACTTTCTTTGATCACGCCAATACATGGGACCCGGAACCGGCACAAGAGATGTCGTGGATTGGCAAGAAGAAAGGTCGTACTGTACATGGTATTCCGGCTGACAACTACTCGGCAGTTTTTCGCCACGTCATCATGTCCGGCAAGATATTCCAGGTGGATGACATCACCGGCGAGGCTTTCCGGGTGCCGCTATTCAAGGGGACGTGGAAAAAGGGTGAGAAGTATGCCTATTACGATGAGGTGACGCATAACGGCAGCTCATGGATATGTGTCAATGAGAAAGGCACGTCTACAGAACCGGCAGACGGCAATGCCGACTGGCTGAAATATGCGGCAAAGGGAGAAAGCGGCAAGGGCATCAAGTCTACCGATGTGGAATACGCGATATCGGTGTCGAATGTCATTGCCCCGGTGGACGGTTGGCAGACTACCTCCCCTGAATGGGAAGCCGGCAAGTATATCTGGTCCCGGACGAAGATTGTCTATTCTGATGACGAAGTCAAGTACACCCAAGCGGCTTGTATCAGTGGTGGGCAGGGAGCCGACGGCAAGGGCATCAAGTCCATTACCGAAGAATACTACCTTTCTTCTTCATCGGCCACCACAACCGGAGGCGAGTGGCAGACTACCTCTCCGGCGTGGAAAAACGGCTGGTATATCTGGACCCGGACAAGGATAGTCTTTACTGACGATACTTCCACCACAACGAACGCCATCTGTGTGACTGGCAGCAAGGGTGCAGACGGTACAAGCATTACCAATTGCGGTGACTGGCAGACCGGCAAGCATATACCTTACATGGGTATTACCAAGATGGCCGGACGTGTGTTTTTATGTGTCGCTCCTGATGGTACCGACAATCCTCCGATGTGGACTCAGACGACCAATGAGGGGCGCCGTATCCTGCAGACGCAGAACGGTGGAAAGAGCTACGGTTATACCATTACCGGGGACTTGAATACGGCTGAATATGAACTGCTGGTGGAGAACGGCCAGGACGGGCGTGACGGTAGGGATTATGAGTGGATATTCAAACATACGACAGAGAATGTGACGCCTCCTACGCCAGCCACCTCGCAGGTGGATGACTACGTGCCGTCCGGCTGGCATGATGACCCGATTGGGGTGAGCGAGAGCCTGCCATACGAGTGGGCTTGTTGCCGCACGAAGAAGGACGGTGTATGGAGTGCGTTTTCACCGGCAGCCATCTGGGCCAAGTGGGGCTTTGACGGTGAGTCGGCCATTGTAGCCGATTTCGACAACGAGATGGAGAGTGTAGCGTTGACATACGAAGGAAAGACTGTTTCGCAGTCCGTACTCAATACAACCGTCGGCATGTGGTATGGTACGAAGAAACTACAGCTCAAGTCCATCTCATGCGTGACCCCTGCCGGTGTGACGGAGAGCTACAATGTCAATACGGGTGTGATAGCGTTTACCGTGGCTTCCGGCATTTCGATGCCTGCACGCTCAGAGGTTAGGATAACCGTTACGGCTACGGTACAGGATACGGATATAAGCCGTGAGTTGGTGTTCACCATTACCGGGGTGCGTGCCGGTAGTCCAGGCAGTGATGCGGTACTCTATAGGCTGGTGCCCTCCGTATCTTCAGTAAGCAAGCGGAAGGATGGTACCTATAGTGTGGCAAGCGTGTCATGTACACGCACCAAGTCGGTCGGTGGCAGTACTGCTGTTACGACGGATGGCGTACTGAAATACAGCAAGGACGGAGGCGCAGAGGTCGAGATACAGAACGGAACGGCCATTTCCCCGAAGAACTTCACGGCGCAGCTGCAGTTCGTGTTCTACGTGGGTGGGCAGGTCGTGGACCGGGAAACTATACCCATGGTTGTGGATGGCAACGACGGTAATCCTGGAAAACCTGGCGGTGACGGCGAATCCGTCAAGGCTGGCGGTGAGTGGTGCACAGCTAAAACTCCATTCAAAAAGCTCACCATCTGCACGATGGGTGGCCGGTCATGGCTCTCAAAGGTTGATACTTCGAATCCACCTCTATGGACCCAGAAAACTCATGACGGGCGCCGTATCCTGCAGACGCAGAACGGCGGCAAGTCCTACGGCTATATCATTACGGAAGAAGTGAACACCGACGAATGGGAACAGCTGACATCAGACGGCGGCATGGTCTATCTCATCAGTACATGCAGCAATATCCGGGTGAGCAATGCCGGTTCGCTTGTTCCTTCAGCTTTCCGCGTCTATGCCAAGCGGACGCTTGGTAGCGCCACATTGACTTATCCGGACGGATATCTGACCGCACGGGGGTACAGCAACGGGATATGGAGCGCCATCGCAGGGCCTTCGAGGGCTTCCGAGATTACGGTCAACGCTTCGGCAGGGTATTCAACGTTTTCAGTCCGCTGTTATCAGAGCCAGGCGGACGCTTCGGCATGGAATGACAGTTTCATTGCGGAGATATCAGTGGGTGTCAGCTATGACGGAGCAAGCGGACGAGACGCCAGTGAGCCGCGTCCGAGAGGTTTTTTCGCCAAAGGCAACACATATGTCTGGAATGAAGATTACCATGACATCGTACTGGCCACATTCAACAATCGAACCATTCCGTTTCGGGTACGGGCTTACGGTACGTCGGTCACTGTCGCACCTACCTCGATAGACGGTGATGCTAATTGGGAGGCGGCACAGCAGTATATGTTTGTGGCTATGGATATGGCTTTAGCGAGAAAGATACGTGCCGATGAAATCTATGTGGATGATTTGGTGGTGCAGAATGTGCTGGCAAGGGATAAGAATGGAAATGTCACTTGTAGCATTGATGGTGAGACTGGAGAAGTCAATGTTCAAGGAAAAATTACAGCGACAGCGGCATTCATAAAGATACATGGGTTTAGTTCCAATGAAGGCTACTTTTACCTGAACCCCAATTTTGGTTCGGATTTTGGCAATGGGCGTCCCAGTAGAATAGGCCAAAGTGAATACATGCTTCCCAGTTCTGCACAATGTGTGGGTATGAAAATATCCTTGATCATATATAATAATTCTTCAGGGAGCACATATGGCTATGTGTCAGTTGTGACATCGGACGGATTTAATGATATGGAGTTGGTTGACGGTCAATACCATTATTGCAATAAGGCTCATATCACAGACCCTGGTGTTTATGAATTCATATCATTGGGAGGAGTCTGGATTTCAACCAATAAAAATGGCATTTCGTATTCGTATGCTGATTTGGGTGACCATGATTACGAAAACCCGGTTAATTAACAAACTAATATAAATGGAAAGATGTATGAAAGTTTTTTATGAAAGCAAGTTAGCGAAATGGCTGCTGTGGCAGGGTTACAGCACCATCACATTGGGATGCTTCGTTTTTACCAAGAAAAGCAAGGAGGAGATGAAGCAGAGTACACTTAACCATGAGGCGATTCATGTGCGCCAATGGGAAGAATGTATGATTGCTTCGGCTGTGCTACTGACGGTAATCATGCTGTTTACCGGATTCAACTTATGGGTATATCTACTTTGCCCGTTGTGGTTCTACCTTCAGTATGGGTTGGAGTACGCAATATCCTACATGTATCACTTATGCCGTAACCGGTGTTGGATAAATGTAGGTGATAAGGCTTACGGAAATTCCGCGTTTGAGATGGAAGCGGAAGCTAACGAAGAGGTAGACGGTTATCTTGATGTGAGAACTCCTTTTGAGTTCTTCAGATATTACGGAAAAATTTGATTTATAATTTACAAAACGAGTTAATTATTAAAATGTTAAATCGGGTAATATTTCCATCCGGAAATTATGCCCCTAAAATATGAGAAGTATGACAGAGGATATTAAAGAAAATGCAATGAGTGGTGGAACACCTACAAGATTGCGTGGGTTGGCGGCAAATGGTAATAGCATCAGTCCGACAGTGAAAGAAGTGGCAAATGCAATGAACATAAACCAATTTATAAAATTGTTAGATAAAGGTAATAATATAGAAGTAAAAGCATATTATGCAATATTTAATATAGCTGATGCTACTACTGCAGGTTATATGTTTGGTGTTTTTGCTAATAAGGTTATTCCATTAAGTAAGTCAAATGATTATTCTACAACCAAAGACAATCCTGATACAGTGAATATATACCGCAAAGATGAATGGACCTTAGTTATACAAAACAATGCATCAAACAGAACTATAAGAGCAACAATCATCTCTTCGATTACGTAATAATTTATCGCAAAAGACGTAAATATATTCAATATTCATATTTTTCTGCCATACTCTTTGCCCCTTAAATGTGAGATTATGGCAGAGAAACAAGATATACCGATGAACCAGTTCCAGACAGTAAGTGGTGCACCGTATGTATATGTGGAACTGGCAGATGGTAGTCAGGGGAAGATTAAGAAGAGTGATTTGTTGAGTGAAATGTTTCAATATAGAGGAGACGTTTCCGAAAATTATGACAATTTCATAGAGAATGGAATTTACCAGATATATTACGGTTCAAATGTAACGAATGCTCCAGATGGTATATCCTTTGGCTTCCTATTGGTATTTAAAACCGAATTCTATTTGGCTCAGATTGCCTTAGAAGTACGTCCCGCCAACATGGCGGTGAAGTTGAGAACCAATTCAGGATCTGCATGGTCTGGATGGAAGTCAGTAACTCTTACCTAATCTAATATCAGGAATTCTTGTCAGTCAGCAATATAGGAAGCTGACTGACAAGAATTATAAAAAAGTAGAATGAATAAATAGCTTTATTATAGGTAATTCATATTCGCCTCCAATCTGTATAATTGATAAAAGATGTTGTTCCACTTCCTTCTCTAATATATGTCCTTCCACCACCGCTTACCATCTGAAAGATAAATTGGCTACCACTGACATCTCCTTTAGATGCACGCTGCACATGAATACAGATACCATATTCTATCGGTGAATTCATGGTAAGAGCAATATGTAAAATGCTTAGTCCCGTATTACAAATTTTGTAAGCTTCATTTAAATCGTTTAAAACGGTGATTCCAATTCCCTTAATAGACAGTAATGCACTTAATGAGGAAAGCTCCATCTTAGCTTGCCCACTATCTGTTTTTTCCCCATACACATACTTCATACTTGTGACTACCGGAAACTGGTTCATTGCTATATCCTGCTTCTCTGCCATAATCTTACATTTAATGGGCAAAGAACACGGCAAAGAAGCACAATGATGGTTGGCTATAATCTATTTATGGAAAATCTTTGAACAATAGATGAGCTTAAATTAGTTACTCTTATACTTTTATCTCCATCATTTAATTGTTCGAGTTTAAATAAAACGCCATGTACATTAGACGGGTCTAATACAATCTTAAAATCAGCCTTGTTGTATGATTTTTGAAACAAGAAACTTGTTCCAGAAATTTGTTCACTTACAAACAAGTATATCCCATAGTACTCAATGGGTATGTCTATAAACCCATTAGGGTTCAAAGAATAGGATGTTCTTCCCTGACATTGTACAGCTAATCCTTCTCCTTCCATAGTTGCCACTGGCATTGCTTTTATTACCTCTGCCAATGTCGGACTAATACTGTCCCCATTTGCCGCCAACCCACGCAGCCGTGCCGGTGTTCCACCACTCATTGCATTCTCTCTAATATCTTGCTTCTCTGCCATAACATTGCACATTTAATGGGCAGAAGATAAGGCGGAAAAAGTAGAATGAATAAATTGCTCTATTATAAGTAATTTATATTTGCCTCCACGATGAATAAACAATCTTTTCTCCATCACCTTTCCCCGTTCGCAAATTAATCGAATTGTCTCCTGGAACAATTTGAATAATTCTTTGGGAAGCAGTAACAACGCCTTTATCTGACCTCTGTATATTAATACAGAATGAATAGGTCTCAGGAGAATTTAGAATCCCCGTAACAATATCATATATGGATATTCCAGGGTCTTCGTTTTTGTATATGTTATTTAAATCTGAGTCTGGTATGCCACCTTTACTTCTAATAGAGGTGATATATCTTTTTACAATATTAATAAAAACATCCTTTTCAATCTTCCCTTGGCTACTGTCTGTTGCCTCTCCGTATAGGTACGCTGCATCCGTCAGCAGCTTAAATGCATTCATTGCTATATCCTGCTTCTCTGCCATAATCTCACACATTTAATGGGCAAGAAGATTAATGAGAATACATCAACTGTTTTTTTGTATTGAATTATGTAATATTATGGAACATACACTATATTGGAGGGTTCAGATTCATATCTCGTGAACCCATGTATTTCCGAGCCTATCACATAACCTATATAAGAATTGCCTGCTTCCTCTTTTAAATAGACGTATGCCTTATTGTCTTTAATTACATAGCCAATTCGATTATAACAAATTCCTGAAACATACATGGCGCTACTATAATACGTCAGTGTAGCATCGATTAAATATCTATCAGTGGACGTATAACCTCCAATACTAATATTTACACGAAAAGGGGCATACGCATCACGATTCAGAATACCAATTAGTTTATATCGATTAGGAAATCCTCCTGCTAATCCACCAATAATAGCCGTTTCGCTCAAGTAAAATGCTTGTTCTGCACTCATTATTCCTTTGGAAGAATGTGTCGCTACCGGTATTGCGCTTGTTACCTCTGCCAATGTCGGACTGGTGCTATTACCATTTGCATCCAGCCCACGTAATCTTGCAGGTGTTCCACCAGCCATCGCATTCTCTCTGATATCATCTGCCATAATATTCTCACATTTAAGGGGCAAAGAACATGGCAGAAAAATAAGTCTCACCAACAAAAGGGAATTTCTGTTATAAAATTACACAACATTGATTTTGAGTGTTACCTTTTTAGTCTTGTTGTTTTTTATAACAGCTTCTGCTTGAGCTGTATTATAAATGCTAATAGAGTTAGCCTTATCTGTATTGCTAAATATAGAATCGCCATAGACTATAGTTGCATGCCACCCTAAAAGAACAAGGCAGCCGCCACCAAAATTAAGCGACTCATAAACAAATAAGGTGTTATAAGTGTATCCCCTTAAAGAATAAGAACTTTCGGGTTCCAATTCAATTGTGAATTCATTTCGTTTGGGTAATGCTTTCGCTACTTCTGCCAATGTCGGACTAATACTGCTGCCGTTTGCTGCCAACCCACGCAGCCGTGCCGGAGTTCCACCACTCATCGCATTCTCTCTAATATCATCTGCCATAATATTCTTATATTTAAGGGGCAAGAGATAGGGCAAGAAATAGAAGGGTACAATGAAGCCGTCTGATTAGGTAAGAATTATAGGCTTCCATTCACTCCAATCTGAGGTATAATATCTATAATATCTTTTTCCTGTTGTTACTTCGATGTATTCTTGGTAATTGTATCCACTTCTGCTAAGTATCAATAGTATAGCTCGATAATTAGATTCCGGTGGTCTATTTAGAGTGTTTTCTTTAATAGTATATAGTCCGTTGTGTATATAAGTACTATAAGCGTTACAATCTTCTATAATTTCATTTGGATTATTCTTTAGATACGAATAACCTAATCCTGATTTTATCAATTCTACCAAATCACTCTTCTTAATCTTCACTTGGCTACCGTTCGTAGCTTCTGCATATATGTACTCCGCATCCGTAGCTTGAGCAAAGCTGTTCATTTTAATATCTTGCTTATCTGCCATACCTTGCATATTTAAGGGGCGAATCCTCCGGATTATGAAAACTTTATGTTCGATACTTTATTAATTGCATATAAATTCTTACTTTTAAAGGAGAAAAACAGAATCCTATGAATTACGGTTACATACGGGTCAGCAGTGAAAAACAGACCGTTGAAAACCAACGGTACGAGATTATGCAATATTGCAAGCGCAAGGGGCTCATTATAGATAAGTGGATTGAAGAGAGTGTGTCTGGTGCCAGGCATCCCAATGTGCGGAAATTAGGCAAGATACTGAATACGATAGACCAAGGCGATACCATATATGTTACGGAACTTTCAAGGCTTGGACGCTGTGCGTATATGGTTATAGCTATCATATCTCATTGTCTGATTGCCAAAGCCAATATTGTGGAAATCCGTGATGACAAGCTTATTAAAGATGATTCAGATTCTGTGCAAGATACGTTTTTAAAGGTCTTATTTGCTCAAAGGGAGCGAGAAGATATATCAAGGAGAACCAAAGCCGGACTTGCCAGGAGGGTAGCCATGGGGATGAAGCTTGGACGAAAACCTGGTGTTCAGAATTCCCATTATAAATTGACAGGAAAGGAGCGGTTAATAAAAAAGATGTTTGAATACGGCTATTCAAAGGCTGCCATCTGCAGAAGGCTACAATGCAATCCGGTTACTTTGGATAGACACCTTATCAGAATGTGTTATTTTCTGCCATGCCGTTGAGTTGCATATCTTTGCGTAAAAAATGATTTACGCATACATTAGAGTATCAACAGACAAACAAACTGTTGAGAACCAACGCTTCGAAATCGAGAAGTTTGCTCGTGTCAGAGAATTAAATATTGATAAGTGGATATCGGAAACGGTATCCGGAACCAAGTCCGTTCAAAAGCGAAAATTGGGTCCACTTATTAATACTTGAGTTCAACTTATAAATGCAACTTTTTGGGTGCGGATAATAAGCAATAAAAACATTTATTTTTCAGAGAGGAAAGAGAGACAATGTCCCCCTTTCTCTCACTCTGAATGGATA